TTGTTGAATACTTTCCAAAGAGTTCCATTCCAAATAAAGGTCACTGACGCACCCGAAACGTCCATGATGAAAGGTGAAGATTCTCTAACTAAATGTCCGTTCTCAAAACTGTATTGTGATACAACGTTGATTGGATGGATACTAAAGAAATTAGCAAAGTCTTCGATCCATACCCAGTCACCAACCGCACGAGGAGTTGGCATGGTTAAATCGAATCCAGCTGGACTATTTTGTGAATCTACCGTATACTTTTGGTTTGTTGCCAAAGTATAACTTCCAGATACAAACGTCCATCTTGCTCTCGCAAGTTCAAATCCGCCAGGAGTTGATCCATCGTGAACAACTGCCGTATTCTTGTCTGTATCTACCGTTATCTCTGCTAGAGCTCCAGTAAAGTTAAAGTGTTCAGCTGTCGTTCCTTTTCTAAATTGAACCTGCTTGGTCATGAATTAGATGTCCAATAGTTATGCTTCTCCATTTATTTATAGAATTAGATAATAACAACATAGGTTCTACCTTGTTCAAAGACTGCGTATTCTGTTTGACCAGCTCCAAAGGTGTTAACTTGACCAATACCAACGTAAGTTGCACGAGAGAGAGATTCTTTAGATCCAGCAAGTCCTTTGAATCTTCCCTGAGTTGTGTAGTTGCCTCTTGTGACTGATTCGAGAGCAGTTCCAGATGTCTGGTAAAGGACTGCAACACCAATACCAATCGAAGGTGTGTAATCGACAAATGGATGTACGAGAGGAGTATTGGAGAATGTAAATCCACCAGATGTGCCTGGATCTTTGTCGTCTCCATAATATCCGTATGTTTGAATCTCTCTGGTAGGTGCAATTCCAGATATTGTTGTAATACCAGATGTGCCTGGATCTCTGTCGTCTCCGTAGTATCCGTAAACTTGATTGAGAGCGGTAAGTGCAGAGGCGCCTTTTGTGTCGAAGAGGACTGTTCCTTCCAGATCGTCTGCTGTAAATTTGAGTATAGCAGATCCAGAAAGTGTTGCAATACCAACTCCAATCTCTGTGACAGGTCCCCTCTCCCCAGCAATACCAGAGATGGTAACATTTCCAATACCAGTGTATGCTGGTGTGAAGTCGATATCTGGATGAGTAAGTTCTCCAGATATTGTGAATGTACCAGATGGAACGAAGTCTTGGAATACTTGAAGGTATCTTGTTTCTGCAACACCACTGATTTCTGTAAGAATTGCTCTCGCAGCTGATGGCTCGACTGTTGCTTCTGCAGCAGAACCAAGTCCGAAGAGAGTACCAGATCCAGTAGCAGATAGACGAACACCAGTAAGAACAACATTGTCCCTTCTGAGTGTAATAACTCCAGAACCAACAGGCTCGAATCTGCGTTGAGCAGTCGCTTCTCCAGATAGTGTGATTGTTGCAGTATTCTCTGGAGTCTGAGCGATGAATGATTCTTCTGCCGTTCCGTTGAATATAGATGTACCAGCAACAAGTTCTGCACTTGTCTTGGTCTCTGATATACCACCGATTGCGAATAGAGAACCAGACCCAACCTCGACGGATGTTGTTGCCTCGTCTGTTGCACCACCCTCGTAACTGAATGTTCCAGCACCATCTGTTTTGTAGATCCTGATGATCTTCTCTTTTGTGAAGATACCACCTTCCTGACGGATGGTAATTTGACCAGATGTGCCTGGATCTCTGTCGTCTCCATAGTATCCGAATACTTTCTGGAACTTGACATCTCCACCAGATGTTTGGAAGTCGAATAGGAGAGATCCAGCACCAAACTCTGTAGCGGGAACGAATCTTTCCTTCGCACCGAATTCGACTCCTTCGAGATCTCCTTTTTCGTCTGGGCCTCCAACACCGTTTCCAGCAGTACCAATACCAAGAATGTATATGACACCGTGAGTTGTAATAGGTGCGTTTGTTCTGGATATCGAACGACCTTGAAGTGTGATGACAGGGCCAACAGATGGATATTTCGGAATGAACCTTGTGGTAACAATGCCAGGATCTCCGTATTCTCCACCAGAACTGCCTGGAGAGAGGATAAGACCAGTCTCGATACCAATGTTCCTTTCGATACCATAATGAGGTGTGTAATCGATATCTGGGTGAGTAAGTTCCCCAATAAGACGTAAAGTTGCCTTCTCTGATTGTGCAGCAAATGTTGCACTGAGTTCTGTGTATCCACCACCAACAATGTGTAGGTAAGTTCCTTCTGGTGGATCGAAACTGGATGCGACATCGGCAACACCAGAGAATGTTGCAGTACCAATTCCAACCTCGTTGAATCCTCTTGAGTAAGTGGTAATTCCAACTCCACTTTCGAGAGTAATAGAACCAGAACCAACAAAGTCTCTCGCTCTAGTGGTGTGACCATCACCAGAGATATCGAATAGAACAGTTCCTTCTGGAGTCTGAGCAATGTATCTCTCTTCAGCACCACTAACGAAGTCGAATAGAGATGTTGTACTACTTGCAACCGCAACTCTTTCGTTGACGATACCAGATAGAGTAATCGTACCAGAACCATTCCAGTTTGGAATGTATTGGACTTTTGGAGCACCAACTGTTGAGAATCCAATAGATCCGTATGGGAATAAGGATTCTGTTGGAGCCTCTTCGTTGATCCATCCATGATCTTCGTAACCCTTGTCGATCTCCTGTTGATCGAATCCAGTGTAATTTGGATATAAGAATTGATCGTACTTCTTGCTGCTAATAGAACTGACACCAAGATCACCATAGTTCTCAGATACAACAGTATCAGCAAAGTTGATATCATATTGACTAGTCTTATCAAAGGATGGAAGAATAAGAACTCCACCAGATCCTTGGTCGAATGTTAGACCGCCATTGGCGAATGTAATATCTTGGTCATATGTGTCAGTCTCATCATCATATGTCTCAGTACCAGAAGCCTGTCCAAGTACGTTAAGTCCAAATCCGTAACTTGGATCCTTAGTGATGTCACCGTAGTCTTGATTTTCATCTCCATATCGTATGGAGGACTCATTGTAAGAATCTGTATTCTTCTCACCAGATGCAGCACCACCGAAGAATAATGTTCCGCCGAACTCATCTTCACTGTGTTGTATGACTCGTGCGTATGTAAGGTTGGGAGCACGACCCTGACTGAATGTTCCAGTACCAACACCACTGATATGTGGAGCAAATACTTGACCAGCAGTACCACCAAGATATGAGTAATCTCCTTGTAAGTATGCCTTTGTGCTGGATTCGACTGCACCACCAATAGTGAAGAGTGAACCAGATCCTTCTGGTATGAATGGTGTAATAGACTCACCACCAGTACCACTGATTGTAAGTTCTCCTTCCTCACCGAAGACTGTGTGTTGTGGAGCCTGACTGAACCAGTTTGCACCGCTGATATTGAAGGCACCTTTGTATGTGGCAATACCAGTGATACCAGAGGACTCGTAAGAAATTGCAGAAGCAATACTGAGATCCTCTGAAAGTAAGAATGTTGCTGTTCCTGTAAATCCAACAGTCTGTCTGGTAAGTGAAGTCTCTCCAAGAGAGAATGTAACTTCTCTGTTGGGGTAATGTTGACCACCAATCTGAACGTAGTTGAACGCTGGAAGTAAGAATCCCCAATTCTCTGCTTCCTTCGGTATAGTCTCGTCGTTTGTATTGATTGGTCCCCAATCTTCTGACTGCTGAGTTGGAGTGGCAGTAATAAGACCCCAATCGTATTCTTCTGTTGATTGATCTCCTTTTGGTGATATCCAAGAGGGAGTGTAAACAGGAATACCCTGTCGCATCTCTCCAGAGAAGTTGAATAGATTAGTATTCTCGTAATCCTTAGCAACTTGAATATTAGTTGCAGCACCACTAACATGTAAGATGACTGTCTGTTCATCACCCTGTTTGACAAGCTTGATATCAGATACAGAACCAGAGGGTCTGATAAGAGCTTTCTTAGTTGTGGGAAGTATGACTGTGCTATCTGCACCAGTTCCAGATATATCGAAGAGAACTGTGTTGACTTCGATTGCAGGGATGAATGATTCATCTGCACTACCAGATAGAGCAACCTCACCTTCAAGACCGAAGATTGTACTTTGTGGAGCCTGACTGAAGAAGTTCTCTCCAGAGAATGTTGCTGTACCAGATCCAGAGTATGCAAAGAAACGATCTTCGTCTGCAGCACCTTCTTTCTTGAATGTACCAGAACCGTGATATCCTCTGACAATAGCATCGTTGCCCTTGACAGTGGTTGCCTGATATTCGTCAAGGAATATTCCACCTTGTAGTTGTTGTTCTATTACACCGTAATCTTCAGCAGATGTAGGTGTATCTACAATATTTCCGTAACTCTCAAATGCTACCTGATCTTCGTCAGAGAATGATCTCTGTTTGCCAAGAACATCCGTGATAACCTCGTCGAATGTAACATCGAGATCATCGAAGGATGCTCCTTCTCTAACTGTAATTGTGCCGTTATCTTCTTTCTCGAATACGTCAGAAACACTTCTGGCGTAGTTGTATATGACTTTCTCAACGTCAAATACTCTAGTATCCCCACCTTTAACTCTAAAGGCATTTTTAATTACAGGGATATACGCCTCATTATAAGGTGTAGATGTTTCACCACTTAGCGTTAATGTGCCGCTACCATTATAAGGATAAACTTGGTCTAGATCGGTTGCAGATACGCCTGACTTGGCAATCGTACCAACACCATCGTAATTTCCTCTAGATATAGATTCGCTTCCAGTCCCAGATGGGATGAAGATGACAGGTCCTGCCGCTCCGAGATCTGGTATGACAACTCTTTCGAGTCCAGAACCAATCTCTTGAATTGTACCAGAACCAACCCAAATCTTAACAGGGCTGGTTAGTGCTGCATCATTTACATCAAACAGTACAGTATTTGCGTTCTCTGGAATCCATTGAGATCTTGATCTACCGAACTCATCTCTTCCATCTACTACATTTATTGGACCAAACGGTAAAACATCTGCTGTAGCGGTGATGAGTCCGTGGTCATTTACAAAGAAAAAATTCTCGTCTCTTTCGGGTTCTACAACTTGATTTATGTCGCCATAGTCAATATTCTCCACCGATCCAACGGTGATATTACCACCGTCAAATGTAGTGAATACATCTATCTTCGCATTGTCGTAGGTGTATACGGTCAAGAAGATCCCCGAATAAAAAGACCCTGCCTTAGTTATAAAGCAGAGTCCACATATTGATATTTAGTGTTTCTATTAGTCGAGTGCGACGTTTAGAGTAATCTTAATTTGGTCTCCGTTGTTCTGAATGTTGTAAGGACCATTTGTGAATCTTTCAGCGTACATGATAGAACTGTAAAGAGTCGCAGTGTTAAGTCCAAGAACACCATTAGAAGTTGCACTTAATGAAGGAGTTGTTACAAACTCATCTGCATTAGGAACATCGAATACGGTGTAAACATTAGATTCAAGAGTTGTGTTACCAGCACCAGCAGAAACGTAGAGGATGTCACCAGCTCTAAGTCCGTGGTTAGCAAACGCAATCTTACCAAAACTGAATGTGACTGATGGGTCAGTCGCAACCTGTATGTTATCTACAAGTGGTTTGTCTAGGTAAATTGTTCGATATGCTCGGTCAATACCTATGATCTTCGTTCCAGTTGCAACCCCAGCGTTACCAGCAACGAATTGTCCAAGTGTTAGATCATCGATACTAACTTGTGGGTCAATTGTGAGGTAAGAGTTACCAACAACACCGATAGTTGGGTCAGTGTTATTACCTTTGGTGACTGTGGTTCCAATACCAACACTTGCACCGTGTACAACACCCTGTACTGCAACAGGCATGTTATTTGCACGAGTCACATAGTAACCGTAGATGTTACCAGCAGGACCTGTGAAAGTGAAAGTTTGTTCTGGATATGTAGCAGTTGTACCACTACCAACGTTCTTAATTACCCATCTAGATCCGTTTAACAGAATACCATACTGCTGGTTATAATCCTGATCTCCTCTGTTGTTTACACAAACAGGATAACCAGTATTTGCAGTAGTACCGTAACCGTTAACGTTTCCGTCAATATAGGGTTCAAAGTACGCAGTTGCAGACGGAACATCTCCCTCGGCAGGAGTTGTGTTACTTGTGAAAAGTTTTAACACAAGATTTCGCGGTGATGTATCTTCTAAATCTGCGACAAAGTTATTCTGAGCAATCAGATAACGTAGCGACTCAATTTCACCAATATTAGGAACGAGTAATGCCATTGAAAAACTACCTCTAGGGGTCTAGAACGTTAAGAACTATTGTTATTTATAATTTTAATTTTAGAGAGATTAGTAACCTTCTAATCTGATTCACACTTATAACATCGAAACGGAGAATATCTCCAGCTACAATGTTAGTCGTCCAATTATTTAGGACATCATCAAAGTATTTATCAGTATTGGTTAGTTGAATCCTCTGAGCAGCAGTAATGCTGTTAAATGCAGGGTAATCTGCAAATGTTGTTTTTGATATATCAAATACTATGTCACCAGTCTGATCTGACAAGACTCTGACATTTTCAATAACTCCACTGACATCTATAGTCAGTTTGCCTTTATCACCAAGTTGCATTGGTAAACTACCACTATCTATAACATAGTTTACAGTCCTTGTTAGGTCTGCAGCTGCAGCAAGAGCAATGATTACTATGTCATCATTTGTAGTAGGAGCGTTTGTAAATACAATCTGATCACCAGATATATTGTAATCATTTGATGGATCTAAGAAGAGACCATTCTTTGTTACAATAAGTTGCTGATTATTATTTGGACTGTATGGTGCTCCCTGATCGGTCAAGGAGAATGTTGTTTCTGAACCATCTTGTGCTGGTGTTTTACCAATAATGATATTACCATATTGGATCGACTTAGAGGGAATCTCATAGTCTACACCGACATTATACTTGCCAGGTTCATTGAGCGTGACTAAGTAATCTGCCATTATCGTGTTACGCCTGGAATTACAAGAAGGTTTCCTTGTATGGGTCTAGTCTTATAATCATTAGGTGATGTAAGAACAAGATCATACACATATCTTCCTCCTTCTATTGTAGCAGTGACTGTATCTGTCATGGCTACTTTTATCTGTCCATTGACTCTATTAGGGTAAGTTACCGTAAAAGCAGTGGACTTAGATGCTTCGGGATGTTTTCTTAGTTGTGCGGCTCCAGAGTATCCTGTTAAGTTCAAAGCAGATCCATTCTCATTTCTGATAGTGAATGTCGCTTCAAAATCCACACCTTGATCTAAAACTAAGTTGATGTTCCTTGCTGTCATCTGTCAAAGGGAGGTTTTAGTTATTTATCTAATTTGCTTAAAATTAGTTTCATCATACCCTTAAGTTCATCAACATCATCCTTTAGTTTATCCATTTCACTTAACTCTTGCATCTTTTTTTCTTTCAACTTAAGGTAACTATGATACTGAGAATCAGAGCAATTCAATATTGCACCTGAGTCTTCGTCTCTGTAAAGAGATCCA